TAATTTTGTTACTTAATTTTTGATATAAGATCATACTTATCACTTTCGTATAAGTGTCCGTATGTTTTAATGACTTGCTCTACGGTGTCTCCGATCAGTTCTGCGACAATCATAAAGTTTGCACCTAAGTGGATAAGCATGGAAACGAATGAATGTCTTAAATCGTGAATCCGAATAATAGGAACTTCCGCCTTTTTACAATAATTCTGGAATACTCTGCGCAAAGTATTATCGGCTATTGGCTTTTCGCCGCCAAAGAAAAAAGGGGATTCACCTTTATAATTTTTAAGTTCATCTTGAACTACTTGGCAAATAGGAACTTCTTGTACTTTATCAGTCTTTGTTGATGTTACACTGTACGGTTCGTTAGAAAATGTTTTTCTTGTGAGAGATTTATCAAAGATGATAGTCTCATTTTTTATGTCGGCAGGGGTAAGCGCGAAAATTTCACCCTTTCGTCTGCCTGTAAAAAATAAAAGAGTAAAGAACGCGTGGTACATGGGATTGTCGACAACCGCAATAAATTTATCGAAATCCTCGCGGCGCCAAATTAGCATTTTTGTTTTAGGCGCTCGCTTTTTTGGCTTTTCGACTTCCGCAAGGCGGTTAGGTATTCCGTATCGGCTTTCACACCAAGCAAGGAATGTTCGGAAAAATGCCCGCACATTTATCAAATATTTATTAGAATAATAATTATTTGTTCTGGGGTTTTTTGTTTTCCATAAGTTATCTTGCCACCGATAGAGTGCCTCTTTCGTTAAATCTGTAATTTTTGTATCTTCGAAATAAGGTAAAACAAAAACTTTATATATTTTTTGTTTCGAATAAATCGAACTGTCTTTGTTTTGGTTAAACAAAGAAGCGAGATATTCCCGGATAAGATCCCCGACAAGCAAGTCTTGTTTTGAGGGATCTTTTTTCTTTATAGGATTATTTTTTACAAGCGTGCATTTGGTCGTAACGAAATCCGTATAACCTTGTTTCGCAAGGGTTTTATTTGCAAACCCCGACAACTTCTTTTGTTTCTCGATGCCGTCTAACGTAACAATACGGAACACGACGTCGTAAACTTTTCCCCGTTTCGTCATCCGCTCTTGCAGGGTATATTTCGTTGAAGATATGTAAAATTCAGCAGACGGCATAATACTTACCCCTTTTCATATATTATCCCTTGTAATTAGCGAGGGTAGAAAACCTTTACGTTGGTAACAATCGACAATTTCTCTAAATTTTAAAATATCCAAATTTAAACTTTCGGCTGCTGCAAATTCATTGTCATATTCACGCAGTGCTCTTTTTAATTCATCAATGTTTACCAAAAGCATGCAGGCATAGTCTGATGATAAGCGCTCTGCTTTTAATATGTTTTGAATGTACATAGGATTTGAATAATTGTTTAAATAATATAATTGATTATTTTCACAATGACCTAATTCGTGTGCCAAAACAATTCTTTCATCCGATTCATTTTTAATTAGTTGTTTATTTAAAAGAATATGGAAACGCGATCGTAACTTCATCACACAAGCTTTCTTGGCATCAATTTTTCGGTAGTTAACGACAACGCCATTTATCTCAGCATATCTATGTAATTCTATTAAATTCATTAAATACACCTCTCGTTTGTTTGTGTTTTGATTATAGCACATAAAACTTGACAGGCATTGTCATAATTTATTTTTTATCTTGATTGTCCTTGACATATTTTACATATTTAAGAATATCTTGCATGCTTTCGTCGGTCAGTCCATCCAATCCTTCATAGAATGCAAATTGAATGTTTTGCAATTCGGGCGGAATATGAATAGGGTTACTGCTTTGATGTTCATATTGTGCATTGATTAAATCATCTATTTTTACTTCAAATAATTTTGATAACATTATAAGAGTTTCAATATCTGGTTCAGAATTACCAAGTTCCCACATTCTAACAGTACTTTCACTCTTAAATATTTTATTTGCCAATTCTTTTTGCGTCAATCCGTATGATTCTCTTAAGTATCTTATATTTTTACCAACAATCGAATTTTTGTTTTTTGATCTATCACCCATTAAGCTTACCTCCTATTCAGCAATTTTATTGCTTTCAATTTCTATTATAGCAACTTTTTTGCTCTTTGCAAGATTTTTTTTAATAAAATACTTGACAGCAATAAAATTGCGGTATATAATATAATCACACAGCAACAATATTGCTGATTTGATTTAAGAGGTGAAAAAATGAAGTTAAAAGAATTTAGAAAAAGAAAAAATTTGTCTCAAGAAGCTTTTGCAAAATCAATAGGGTATACTCTTTCTATGGTTGCGAAGGTTGAAACAGGAAAAACTAAGGCGTCAAGAAATTTTATTGATAAAACTAAGATGGCTTATCCGGATTTGAATATTAATGAAGTTTTTTTTACTTAAAATAAGCAACAAAATTGCTGTTAGAGATTTGCATTATGAGAGAGGTTAACTCATGACATCGGCAGAACGAGAAGAAATATTTAATAAAGAATGCCTGACAATAGCAGATTTTCAAATATTGTTCGGGGTTGGTTATCATGACGCGGCAAGAATTATTAGAAACATTAGACGACGTTGCGATAGATTGCACATTGAAGGTAGAATCCATACGCAAGATTATTTTGACTATTTCGAGTTAAAGACTGACCGCTACATTTTTAATAAGAAAAAACCCGATGAAGAAAATTTGCCCGACTGATCGAAAAATTTAAAAAGCCCTCGGGAGAGGGCGGAGGAAGAATTGAATGGAATACAAAAAGTTTAGTTTTAAAAAGTATATCGATACAAGAGCCCTCGAAAGACACTATTTGTCGCTTTGTAATATAACGAATAAAGGGAAAAAATGTATATCCGTGCAGACCATGGAAAGGATGATGATTTTAGAAATATACAAATCGTTATGTACAGGCTCTTATGATATAAATCAATAAAGGAGGGCTGCAATGTAATGATAATTTCATTACAGATTATCTCAATAATATCGAGTTTGGTATTACTTACGCTTTCCATAATAAACATTGCTCAGATCATTAGCAATCATAAAAAAACGGCAAAGCGAATGGAAGAGTTGCGAGTTCTTCAAAAGGCATATGAAGAAGAAATTGCGTACTACCGCCGAGAGAGGGAGTCTTTTGAGGCAATGAATTCTATTGATAGATTTTTGAATTAAAGGAGATTTTATATGTTAATTGCTTTATTGATACTATCGAGTTTAAACTTTTTATTTAACGCTATACTTATTAGTTTTCTAATTTGGGGAATTGTTTCTGATTCAAAAGACAAGCAAAAAGTTAATTCACAAAATCATAATGGAGAGAAGAAATGTTAACAGCAATTTTAGTGATAAGCATTATATCACTGGTAATCGGTATTATTCCAATGGTCGCGATATTGACCTATATCATATTTGGAGTAATTGAAAACGACAAAAAAAAGAGAGCAAATAGAAAAACAGGCAAAGATAGCGGGGAGAAGAAATGTTAACAGCGATATGTTTAATAATTTTGGCATGGTCTGCAGAACTGCCGTTATGGGCGTCGATAACAATTACGGTCATAGCAAGCGTGTGTTGTTTCAACAGGCTAATAGATATCGGTTATAGAATGGGGAAATAGCATGACTGCATCAGAATACGTCGCGCACATAGCGGATACGGAGCCGATCGAGGCAGTGCGTGAAGAGATGATATTATTAGGCAATGAAAGCCCCGTAGTGAGGCTCATGGGGTATGACGAGTTCGTCGGAAGATTCTGGAAGGAAATGCCGAGGAGGTACGCATGAACGGAATAGAGGCGCCGTGGATCGGAGATCCTGATTACGGTCGTGACGATAGAATGGATTACGACGAGTGGTATCGGCTCTACGGAGCAGATAGGAGCGAGGAGGACGAAGAATGAATACGTTATACGACATAACGTTGCAATACCGAGAAATGCTGGAAAAGATGTTGGATACAGCGAGCGAAGACGGTGAAGTAGACGAACAGGTAATGCATGAATTGACGCAGGCGCAGGACGCTTTGGAAGTAAAGGCTGAGAATTGCGCGGCAATGTACCTTGAAATCGACAGCGAGGTAGAACGGATAAAGAAGTTCGAGGGAAAGATTAAAACCCGCAGGGAACGGTTACAGAACCGCAGGGACAGGCTGAAAGAATATATTGACAGAAATTTAACGGCGGCTCAAATAGAGCGGATAGAGGGAGAATTCGTAAATATATCCTATCGAAAAAGTGAAAAGGTAGAGATAGACAACGAAGCGGAAATCCCGGAAGAATATTGGCGAGTAACAAAGGAACCGGACAAAACCGCGATCAAGCAAGCGTTAAAAGCGGGGATAAGCATGGGAGCGCATTTAGAGCAGACCAAGAGTATACAGATCAAGTGAGGCAAGTTATGGGAGAGCATGATTTAAAGAAGTTAAAAGAGTTAATAGAAAAAGCACGTCAGGCAGGTATCCACGGAGATTATCTCCGTCAAGATGAACAGATGAAAGAGATCGGCAAACTCATATACGGCAACGCCTATTGCGGCGGATTGCATATCAAAAACACGGATACATGGGAAGTGGAGGTCATCGAGATATGACAAAGTTCGAAGAAGTATTAAAAATAGACGTAAGCGGTAAAACGGAAAAGAAGGGAAATCTTACATATCTGTCTTGGGCATGGGCTTGGGCAGAGTTCAAGAAGGTATATCCGGATGCAAGTTATGAAGTAAAGAAATTCGACGGGTTTCCTTACGTGCACGATACGGATACGGGATACTTAGTTTATACGTCGGTCACAGCGGAAGGGCAGACATATGAAATGTGGTTGCCAGTGATGGACGCAAGAAACAAAGCCTTAATGAATGCGACCATGTTCGATATCAATAAAACGATCATGCGTTGTTTGACGAAGAACCTCGCAATGTTTGGATTAGGATTGTACATCTATGCCGGAGAGGATTTGCCTGAGGACGGTGAAAAGCCTTCGAAAACGGGCGACAGAGAGGCGAAAGGGCAAGCCTCGGGGAAACAGACGAGCACGGGACAATCGTCGGCACAAAGCACCGAGGAGAGGCTCAAAGCGGCGATGGAGATGGAAATCACGATCAAGAATGTAAAATATAAAATCGGCACCATGTCGCAGGAGCAGTTGCTGTTTGTTAAGAACAATGCAAAAGTCGAGAAATACCAAGAGGCAGCGGCATTGGTTTTAAAGTATCGTTTCCAAAAGCAAATGCAGGAAAATGATGATGGAGAACTACCGTTCAAAGATGATGAAACTGGTGATTAAAGCGAAACTGCCGAGCCTGAACGAATATCAGGACGCGTGCCGGGCGAACAAGTTCCGCGGCGCGAAGATGAAGGCAGACGTCGATGAAACGATCGGTTGGTTTATCCGCAGCGCGATGCAGAAAGGTTTGTTAAAGCCTACGGATAAGCCTTGCCGATACAGGTTCGTCTGGCACGAGAGAACGTATCGCAGGGATCCCGACAATATCTGTTCCGCAAAGAAATTCATCTTCGACGCATTACAGAAACAGGGAGTGATACCCAAGGACAGCAGAAGGTACGTAAAAGGCTTTACAGACGATTTTGAGGACAGCGACATTGACTTCATAGAGGTCGAGATAGAGGAGGTGTGAGGTGCGAGAAAGTTTTATATTCTACAGGTCATATGCTGAGGCTTTAAGGGAGTTGCCCGATGAACAAAGACTCATCCTATATGATGCAATCATGTTATACGCCTTGGACGGAAAAGAGCCAAAATTGAAAGGTATAGAGAAAGCGATTTTTGCATTGATTCGTCCTCAATTACAGGCGAACAATAAGCGTTACGAGAACGGAAAAAAAGGCGGAAGAACCAAATCAAATATAAACCGAAACGAAACCGAAACGGAACCAAACGCGAACCAAAACCTAACCAAAGACAAACCAAATCCGAACCAAACATTAACCAAAGCAGAACCTAATGTAAATGATAATGTAAATGTAAATGAAAATGTTAATGTAAATGTGAATGTAAATGAAAAGGGGGTATGGGGGGAAAACAAAGCGAAAGGTAAGACGGGTGAATTACCCACACCTTTGGAAAGGTTTTTACAACGTTGGGAAATTAATTCCAACGCCATAGGAAATTACAGCGGAGGAAAACTCAGCGCTATCAACTGGGAAAAATTATCTAAAAAAGTTGAGCAATCTAAAAGATTTCTTCAAAAGCAGAAAGCATTGAGTTTCTTTATCGAGCATTATGCCGATATCTTGGACGGGGCATATGACGATTGGGAGAAGGAAGAACCGCCTAAGCGGGTGAAGAAAAGCGGCTACGACGAGTTTGACGGTTCGTCGCTGGCCGATATACAGTACGATTGACGGAGGATGAAATGAAAAGAGTATCGGATTTAGTGCCCATAGGAGAAATCTTAGACAGCGCCGTAAAGGGTTTCTGGAAACCGAACGATAAAGGCGAATACGCGCAGAAGATGTTGAAACGCCCGAATACATATTTGGACGGCGAGGGTATCGTGCGGTGCAGGACGTGCAAGGAGCCTGTCATGTTTTTTCTGAGAGAAGCCAAACGTTGGCTGCCGTGCACCTGTAAGTGCAAAAAGGACGACGGGAATAAGTTTGAGGACATTGCAGAACTAAAACGGATGTCGGGAATCGAAGGCAGGTACAGAACCGCAGATTTCGATAAATTCAACGTCACGAAAGAGAATGAAGAAGTCTTTCAATCTTGCCTGATGTATGCGGTGAATTACGAAAAGATCCAGCCGAAAGGAATGGGAATGTATCTATACGGGAAAAGCGGGGCAGGAAAAACGTATCTGACGGCGTGTATCGCGAATATGTTGCTGAACGCAGGGAAACAGGTAGTATTCGTGAATGTGAACACGATTCTTACGGAGATACGTTACGCGTATTCGCAGCGTGGAAGCGAACGCCCGATCATCGAGAGATACGTGACGTCAGACCTCGTGATATTTGACGATATCGGAACGGAGAAATACACGAAGGCGAGCGAGGCGGTGAGTTTTGCGCAAGACAAATTCTTTCAAATCATCGACGGCAGGTACATCCGTCAAAAGCCGACGATCTTTACGAGCAATTACAGTTTACAGGAACTGGTAGACGAACGCGGCATCATGCTGAAAACGGTCGAGCGCATCACTGAGATGTCTACGAGGAAGTTTGAACTGAAAGGCAAGAGCCATAGATTGGAACGGGTAGGGAGTATCCCGTTTTAGGAGGAGAGATGCGGATATTGGTAGCGTGCGAAGAAAGCCAGGCGGTAACGATAGAAATGCGGAAACTGGGGCACGAAGCGTACAGTTGCGATATACAGGCTTGCAGCGGAGGGCATCCGGAATGGCATCTGCAATGTGATGCACTGGAACTTTTGAAGATGAAATGGGATATGATCATCGCACATCCGCCATGTACGTACCTATCCAATGCAGGAGCGAACAGGATGTATCCGAAGAAGGGAGAAATAAACAGAGAGCGTTATATAAAAGCACTACAAGCCAAAGAGTTTTTCATGAAATTTCTGAATGCAGACTGCTCCAAAATATGTGTGGAAAACCCGATGCCGCTGTCAATATTAAAACTACCCAGACCGGATTGCATAATACAGCCTTATGAATTCGGAGAACCATATACAAAACGAACATACTTGTGGCTGAAAGGATTACCACCGTTAATGCCTGTTTTAATTGAATACGAGCATATTCCATGGGTTGCGGCAACCTCAAAAGACGGACATACATACGGAGTAGCCCACAGCCAAAAGTTAAGAAGTAAAACATTTCCCGGAATAGCCAGGGCAATGGCAGAACAATGGGCGGGGAAGATAACAGAATAAGGAGACACCATGAACAAGGTATTTTTAATCGGCAATTTAACAAAAGACCCCGAATTGAAGGAAACGCAAAGCGGGATATCTGTGTGTAATTTCTGCATCGCGGTTAAACGGAGATATGCGAAGGACGGGGAACAGGAAACCGACTTCTTCAACTGCAAGGCATGGAGAGGGTTGGCGGATAACATAGCGCAGTACTGTTCGAAAGGGAAAAAGGTGGCGGTATCGGGGCATATCGAAATGAGGCAGTATGAGGGCAATGACGGGGCGAAGAAGACGGCTACCGAAGTGGTTGTCGAGGAGGTAGAGTTCTTGTCACAGAAGGCGAATGACGAGCCGAAAAAGAAAGCGGCGATGGAAGAGTTCGACGATGATGAGGATATTCCGTTTTAAGGAGGAGTTATGAAAGATTGCAAGTGTTGTGAAATGCCGATGCCCCAATGGGGACGGCAGGGATGGATATGCCCGAAGTGCGGAGCAGTATTGTCGCCAGGGACACCGTTCTGTCCGTTCTGTGCTCCAAAACCAAATAATGTAGGAACTACCGTGGGGAATACGACGGCGGGAGATGATTTTCTGAAATATCAATCAAGGTCGATTAGTTCCACGAATACGGAGAAAGAAAAATGAGGAGGATTTCGAAACTGGAAAAGGGATTTTTTCAAACAAAGTTATGTAAAAGAATATAAAACACAAGCCGAAAAAGAGTTGTCGGAGGAAGGGAAAGATGACTGATGAACAGTTAGAAAAAGCAATAATGTGTTGGACAGGAACTACTGTATCGGAAAAAGAATGTATGGTTTGTCCTTACAACGATAAATGCACTCTTGAAGAAATTGCAAACGAAATAATCCATAGATGGCGTGAATGCAAAACCGAAAACGCCGCCCTGCGCGAGAGGTTGGAAAAGGCGGTGGAGTTGCCTGTGAACATCGGTGATGTTAAATATATAATTTCTTCTGATAAGTCATGTGTATTAGAGGAAAAAGTGATTGCTGTACAGGTGACTAAATACGAGTATAGCATTGAAGTCGATGAAATTTATACGAAAAACCAATACGGAACGATTGAGGGTTTTAAAATAAACCAATGGAATGGTGCTATGGCATTTACCAACCGCGAAGCCGCCGAAGCACGGCTTGCGGAACTGAAAGGAGAGGAGAGATGACGGAAGAGGAAAAGTTTTATGAAAATCTTTCTGCGGAAGCAAAAGAGCAATGGAATAAGCCAGTCGATTGGTTTAAGTGGAATGTGAAATGTTGCTATAATTGCAGAAAGTGGGATAAAGCACCTTATTTACGGAGTGACTATGCGTACAACTTTTGTAAGAGGCTGAAAGATAAAATGACTTGTTGGGATAGCTGTTGTCAATTTTACGAAGGCGGGGCGATGGAGGAAAACCTTGTAAAATACAAAGAGGAAGGAGAGGAGGGATGATAGACCATTACCAACAATCGATATTCGACGGTACAGAACAGTCGATGTACAATCAGTCTATTGAACTGATCAAGACCTTTGAGGAAGTAGCGTTGCAAAGGAACCCTGTCGGATATGTCGTAGGATACAGCGGCGGGAAAGACAGCGATGTACTCGTTGACCTGTTCCGTAAGTCCGGCGTCAAATTCATGGTCATACACAACCATACAACGCTTGATGCTCCCGAAACGGTATATTATGTGCGCAGAAAGTTTGCAAAATGGAAAGCGCAGGGAATTCCTTGTAAAATCTATTATCCCGAGATGTCGTTTTGGTCGTTGTGCCTGAAAAAGAAAATGCTGCCGTCAAGGATTGCCCGATTTTGTTGCAGTGAATTGAAAGAGCGGGATATACCCCAACTGAAATTTGCAACGCATTCATTCGGTGTAAGAAAATCGGAAAGTGTAAGACGTTCCTTGAACCGTGACAGTATTGAGATGCGGGATAAGGAAAATTATAAGGATATTCAGTTATTCCATTTTGACAAGAGCGAAGAAGTACGGCAGACAGATACCTGCTATACAAAGAATTACTTTATTGTAAATCCTCTGGCATACTGGAACGACAATTATCTTTGGAATTATATCCATAGTGAACGGTTAGAAATAAATCCTTTATACTCGCAAGGTTTTGACAGAGTAGGTTGTATCGGCTGTCCTATGGCAGGATTTCATCGTATTTTCGAATTTGAGAGATATCCGAGATACAGGGCAAGATTTATAAAACTTTGCGATGACATCATGGAACTGCGGAAACGAGAAAACCTATCCAACAAATACGGATTTAAAAACGGAACAGAGTATTTTAATTACTGGCTATATGAAGAGTTACCGAAGGGTGAATCACTGTTTGATATGGAGGTACAGATATGAAAGCAGAATCGTTTGAATGTCCCTGCGGTCATAAGTTGACGGGCAGGAAGATAACATTGGACAGCAAGGATAAGCTTGTGTGTCCGAAGTGTAAGAGAACGCATTACATAGACGCGGAGTTCGTGGATTGGAAGAAGGCGAACGAGAGCCGCAATACACATTGACGCAACACGGCGCGGCGGTTGTGAAATAAAAAACGGAGGTAACTCCCAATAATCGGTAGAGGCTCGGCATCTCCGCGCGGGTGCCGGGTATGAAAGGAGAAGCATGACGTACGAAGAAACCAAGAAGGCTCTTAATAGTTTGAGAGAGAAAAAGCGTTTGTTAAAAAAGCAAGAAGAACAGATCCGTCAGGCGAGAAGCCAGATAGATTGCCTGAAAGCCACGGATTACAGCAAGATAGCGGTTCAGGGCGGGAATAAAGAGTTTATCGCAGAAGTATTCGTCGAGCATATGGAACGGCTGCAGACGGGCTATGAGGAACTTTTGAGCGAAGTGTTTGAAATTGAGGATTTCATATCGGAGCATACCAAAGATCTTACAGAAAAAGAAAGGTCAATCATAATAGACCGTTATATGCTCGGTAAACCTTGGAAACGAATTCAACAAGATTACAATTATGCGGAACGTCAGCCTTACCGAATCGAAGGTTCAGCAATTAAAAAACTTTCCGCAAAAATGAAAGATGACAGTAAATGACACATTTACCTATGCTATAATGGTAGAGTCAAAGAATATCAAATTCAGGCACTACCATTGACGGCGCAGAGAAAGCGTGGTATAATGATAGTGCTTTTCTTATGGGAGAAAAGCGATGTTTGAAGAGAGTAAACATCCAAGGGATAACGAAGGTAAATTCACTGATAAATTGAAGAGCGCCGTCAAGATCTATTCGGACGTACCGGATAAAGATATGGCGGGCATGGGATTGGAGAGAGGGAAAGATACATATTCATTGCCGGATGAGGTACTCCCAAAATCTTTAAGCGCCAAGTGGATTAACTATGAAATCGAGTTGCCCAATGGAAAAAAAGCCCGTTTTGCAGAAGGAAGTAAGTTACAAGACAAAGAAGTTTTTGCCGGGAAAGGATGCAAAAGAAAAATCGATGAGGAAGAGAGATTAGTAGAGCAGTACCATCAGCCGATGGGGAGTTGGATGAAGGTAAAGGCGCGGGCTGTATTGGTGGATGAAAGCGGTGAAGAACGTAGTGCCGAAGTACATTGGTATGAAACCAAAGCAGGCGGAAAGGAAGAAATAAAATTTAAGAAGTGGTTAAAATGAAAGTAAAATATATTGGGGATTATTATAAAGTATCTTTGATACAAGGAAAAGTATATGAAGTCATGGAAATAGAAAGGGGATGGTATCGCATCGTTGATGAAACGGGAGAGGATTACCTCTTTCCTCCGAATGAATTTGAAATCGTAGAAAAATAAAATCATGCAAGCACCAAGTGAAAGCGAGGTGCTTTTTTCATACAAAAAATAAGGAGTGAGGCGATGAAAGATCCGCAAATAATACAAATAGAAACAAACAAAATGAAGTTGAACTCGAAGAATCCGCGTATGAATGATGCGGCGGTAGATACCGTTGCAATGAGCATACAAAAGTACGGGTTTAAGAATCCGCTCATTGCGGATAGTAGTTTGGTTGTATATTGCGGGAATACGCGGTTAAAAGCAGCGAGAAAACTGAAATTGCCGACGGTGCCCGTTATTATAGCTGATGACCTTACTTCCGAGCAGATACGAGAATACGCGCTCATAGATAATAAATCGGGAGAGATCGCCGAATGGGATGCCGATTTACTATGGCAGGAGTTAGACGCACTTGACCTTTCGGAATTTGATTTAGACTGGGGGACTCCTGAAAACGAAGAAGTAAAGGGAATTATAGAAGATACGCCACCCGAAGTGGAAGATGAATGCGAGGTGATATGCGAGTTCGGCGATATTTGGCAACTTGGGAAGCACCGTCTTATGTGCGGCGATAGTACAGACAATATAACGGTTGAAAAGTTGATGAGCGGCGAAAAGGCAGACATGGTTTTTACTGATCCGCCTTATGGTTATGAGTATAAATCTAATATGCGAAGGAAGAGCAAAAAGTTTGAAGTATTAAAAAACGATGATACAATTCTTGATTTTATTCCAGCAATAAGAAATGTGTGTAAAGGTTTTATTTTTGTATGCACAACCTGGAAAGTATTAGATAAATGGGTTCCATTGTTCAAAAAATATTATGATTTATCAAATATGATAATTTGGAATAAAGGCGGTGGAGGTATTGGCGATTTGGAGCACACATTTTCAACCGATTATGAGATAATATTGTGTTCAAATAATGGAACAAAAATAACTGGGAAACGCATAGGGAGCGTTTGGAATATACCAAAAGATAACGCTAATGATTATATACATGCAACCCAAAAACCCGTTAAACTATCGGCAACAGCGATTGAAAATACAACCTCAAAAGGCAATATCATTTTAGACGTATTCGGAGGTAGCGGCTCAACGCTTATTGCTTGCGAGCAGCTTGGACGTCGGTGTTTTATGATGGAACTTGACCCGAAGTATTGCGATGTAATAATCAAGCGTTGGGAAAATATAACAGGACAAAAGGCGGTGAAGATAAATTGTGCCGAGGAAGCAAAATGAAAACTTAATCCCAAATACTAAACGAACTCCGAGCGAACTCCGAGAAATCACACAAAAAGGCGGTAAAGCAAGCGGTGAAGCTCGTCGGAAGAAAAAGGCGTTGCGCGAAGAAATGGAAGAGCTCCTGTCTATAACGCTGAAAAACGAGAAGTTGATACAAAATTTACAATCGCTCGGCATTCCCGTGGGAAAGGGCGCAACGCTTCAAACGGCTATTACCGCCGCAATGATACACCAGGCAGCCAAAGGCAATGTCAAAGCTTTTATTGCTATACGGGATACGATCGATCCAATAAAAGAGGATGGACCTATCGATTCTGGTATTAACGTTCAAATCAATGTAAAAGATTGCAGCGGAGAAGAAAAGCATGATTAACGTACCGATACAATATGCGCCGTTGTTTGACCCGAACGTATCGGAGATCGTGGAGCAAAGCGGACGAAATTCGGGGAAGAGTACCAATAATGAGGTTCTTGCAATATCGCTCATGCTTCAAAGCAAATATAATAACGTATGGTACTGCCGTGCAGAATCGGGAGATATCCGAAGTACGATATACAGTTCGCTCATAAGCACGATACAACTTATGGGTGTAGAAAAACTGTTTGAATGGTCGTTAAGCCCGTTGAAGGTCACGTGCCTGGCGACAGGTGCTATTTGTTATTTCAGCGGCATCAACGGAAAGACGGACGACGACGTGACCGCGACGAAAGGCTTTACGCCCCAATATAAAACCTTGGCTCTTTGTATTCTGGATGAAGCAGATCAAGTCAAACATTACAATCATATCACGGGCTGGACCTCTACGGCGGCTCGTTTTTTATTGCCCCATGCAAAGACGATCTTCGCGTTTAACCCGCCACTCAGCCGAAGCCATTGGGTATATAAGTTTTTCGGGGATAAGATCAAGAACGGAGCGACGCGCATCTATTCGACGTGGGAGGATATACGGGAACTGTTATCTTCGCGAGCGATCGCAGACATTGAGAAATTCAAGCGCGACGACCCCGAGTATTATCGGTACTGGTATCTTGGGGAACCCGTCAATTTCCGCGGCATGGTTTATCCACAGTTTAAGCGCGAAACGCATGTGGTAAATGTATTTCGTTTTATGGGAGAGCGCAGGAATGATGCCGTTGCCGAACTCGTACTCGGATTGGATGAAGGAACGGTGAACGACAGTACCTGTGTAACGCCTTTGGCGATTTTTCGCAGCGGCGTTGCCGTTGTGCTGGACTGCTTGGAAATAGATCCGCAAAAGATAGGGCAGCAATCCCCGGCACAGGCTTCAAGAATGTTGATACAGTTTTTGCAGACGCTTTTAAAAAAGTTTCCGTTTTTACAGTATGTTCCGCGGCGCTGGATATTTGAGTGCGCAGAGGGCGGGCAGATGCTTCGATTGCAGTTTGCGGAAGACAGCGGCGAGGATACGTGCCTCGTTAGGGAAAAGAGTATAATCGGCGATATCAAGCGTGTAAGGTCGATGCTATCCGAAAAGATCTTGTATTTTCATGTGGCCGAAAACGTAAATACGATTCAACTCATCGAAGATATCGAAAATTATGTGTTTGATGAAAAGACGGGAGACGTCAAGAAACAGCAGCGGGACGATACGATCGATAGTTTGGAATACGCAACAAAACTTTATTACAATACGCCGTTGTTTTCGGCTTAGGAGGGATAGATGGAATTATCAAACAGAGAAAGGGCATTAAAGAACGCGCCGTCGCGTGAGATCTTTGAGCCCATGTTCAAAGCGCGTTGGCAAAATATGCAAAATATAATAAACGACAGCGCGTTTATCGATATGATACCGACAGGATATAAGACATATTATATCGCTTATATTCGGGAGTGGCAGCAATGGTCGAGCGGATTCGTGTTAAATCTACATTCCCATGATTTCTTTTCCACAGGAATGGGATATACCGTCTGCGACATATTCACCAAAGAATGTATGAGCGGAGGTTTCCGGATACACTCGGATGACGAAAGTACGAATGCGTTCATGGAACAATGGAATGCAGACGAGTTGAACAATGTGCTGAACCGAATGTTTTTCTACTCAAACTCGGTAGGCAACGCAATACTTGTCTTAACGCCCGCAGACGGGCAGATCTATGCATCGGTGTACCCGGTCAACCGCGTAGTGTTTCAAATCGGCAGGAGCGGAAAGATATCGCAGATCATGATCCTTAACCGTTTCGTGGCGGGAGATTCAGTTTACTATGCAAGGGATATCCGTATGATGCTGAACGGTGTGCCGTATTATAAAGTCGAGTTGGCGAAAGGCACGTTGGTCACGGCTCCGACTTGGGGCACGGCGGGAGAAAGAGAAGTGCCAAGCATTGTACGTGCGCAATGGGAATATTGCTATGGGGATATCCGCCCCGGGGTATGGTACAGAATGCCTGAACGGATGCGGAATATCGGGTGTTACAACGTGCGAAACAAATCTGTCGCAGTTGCTCTTCAAGATCTGCCCGGTTACAGCGACAGTACGCTTCACACAGCACTCGACGTGTTATATTCCATCGACTACAACTATACGCAAGGACAGGTCGACCAGTATCTCGGGAAATCCCGCACGATCATACCGAAGCAGATGAATGGACGTATAGCGCTTGTTAATCAACCCGGTACGCTTGCGGACGGCTTTACCTTCCGCGAAGCAGTGAATACGAGAACTGTGCCGCTGGAAGATATCTTTTATACAGAGTTACCTGATACGAATCTCAACGGAGAGATGGTCAAGCCGACGTTTATCCAACCCGACCTCAGGGGCGAAGCGCACAGATATATCCGCGACGCTGACCTTGAACTGCTTGCCTCGAAGGTTGGATTGAGTTCTTCCACATTGGCAAATCACCTTTCCTATAATTCGAGCGGTACCAAGACAGACGATGAGGTCGCTTCCGAAAACAGTACGACGGAAAAAAGCGTATCGAACAAACGCGAACTTGCCAACACGGCGATAAATGCAATGCTTTCCGACGTAGCCTATTTCTATGGCTTTACGGGAGAAGTCGGGATACAGTGGGGCAGAGCATCCGCCAACAGCGCGAGGGAAAACCAGGAACTGTTGGAGGATTATCGTACAGGTACGCTGCCTTTGCGTGATTACCTGCGTAAGCGTTGGCCCGATCTCGGAGAAGAAGAGGTGGAGAACATGGCAACGGAAATAGAAAGGCAAGACCGGGAGAAATTCGATTACTCCGAAGAAGATTATGCGAGGGATCTGAGCAATGGTGATAGCGAACCGACCGCTCAATTTACAGGCGATAGCGCTGGAAGAAGCGGAAACAAAAATCAGGATGGTAGTGAAAGATGAGTACTTTGCACAAACGCCCAAGGCCGCCATAGACCGCAAGATCGCCGCGATCATACGTGAAGCGGAAAAACAGATAAAGATACCCGCTCTTGCGCTTGCTGCCCGAAAGAGTTTGTTACAATTTTATAATGCACAATACAGGGAACTGCTCCGTTCTTTTGGTTGGCAGTTCTTTATTTTATCGGCATTGTTCCTGCTGAACGGCAAGACGCCGTATGGGCGCGAAATTAAGCCCACAGAGGCTCAGAAAGAGAGCGCAAGGCAAACACTCGAACAAGCGGGATATGACCGCTCACGGCTGCTGGGAAGCCCGTTACAGAAGTTCTCAAAGGACTATATGGAACGGAACGTAAAGCCCGCGCTTGACCGATTGGCAGCACAGCAAGCACGCGATCCCGACGACGTGAGCGGGCGCAATACATTGCGAAACCGCGCGGAGATGGAAGTCAGGTATCAGGCGCATCAGGATGAGATCGCAGGGTTCAAAGCACGGGGAGTAAACCTTGTCATCTGTTCGACCCATGCGGACTGTTCCGCACGTTGCGCTCCATGGCAAGGGCGCGTGTATTCGTTGGACGGTACCTACGGCACGACAGACGACGGACGTAGGTATGAACCGTTAGAGAATGCGACGGATATTTTGTACACGACAAAGGCGGGGAAAACCTATAAGAACGGCTTGCTCGGATTCAACTGCCGACATTATCTTGTTCCGTATAAGTCGGGATATCGTTTCCCGAAGCCGAATGTTGTTGAAGAGCGCAGGAAATACGAGATCACGCAAGAGCAGCGGCGGCTGGAAGCCAATGTCCGACGGTGGAGAACGAAGGCTGTCGAACTGAAGGGGCAAGACCCGAAAGGATATTCGGAGGCACGGAAGAAAGCCGTCGAATGGAACCAAGCCTATATCGAGTTTTCAAAACTGAATAACCGCGCGTATTATCCGTCGCGGACAAAGTTATTGTAAGCGCCTTTGCGAGGGTGCTTTTTTCATGCCATAAAGGAGGAAGCGGGCTATGGGATTATTTAGCTGGCGCAACAAAAATAAAAAGGAGGATTCCGAAAACATGACGGAAGACGAAAAGCAGGAAAGGAAAGCCGAAGAGGACATTTCCGAAAAGGGCAAAGACAGTCAGACGGAAAAAGACCGTATCGACGAGAGTGTAGGAGAACAGGAAAAGCGTGACGGCGATGAAAATTCGCAGGACGCAAAAGACCGCGTGGACGAATCGGAGGGCACGGAGAAAGCCGACGAAGAGCGTGCGGAGGATGAAGGCAAAAAGGAATCGGGCGACGGTTTGGCGGAACGTGTGGATAAACTCGTCGGGGCTGTCGAACGGCTTGTTTCTGCGTTTGAGCAGCATGCCGAAATGAAAGAAGAACGCCGTGAACGCACGGCGGAGAAGGCAACGAGCGAAGAAGCCGCGGAGTTGGCTCGGCTTGAAAACATTTACAACTAACAAATAAGGAGATTTAAAAGAATGTCGAAAGTTATCAGTACATATGGCGTAGCGTCCAAATTTACTACGGATGCATTACTTGGTCTGGGCGCGACCCAGACGGACAAAAACGGGCGGTTCTATTTGGACGGCTCGATGGTAAACGTAGAACTCTCCCGTGTGATCGCGGAGAGCATCTATATCGAAGAGATTTTCCGTGAGGGACAGTCCGTCACGGGGAAATATACGGCGAATCCCGAACGCGGAGGGGCGGTAAGAGTTATGCTCGATACGCCGCTGCCTTTCGGTTCCCGTACCTTGTCTTACGGCGGCAGACCCGGTACAGACGGCAATGCGGGCGTGATCAATGCGAATGCGCCTTTGCTTCCCGCAAACGATGAGTTCATGGTTTACACCAACCAGGTGAACGACCAGATGATGATCTTCCCCGATATCTCGAAAGAGTACGTTCCGATGGATATCATGGCGTCGAAGATCGCGTCTTATTCCAAGCGTGTGGCGATGGACAGATCGGGTTCTACGCTTGCGGAAGTCATTGCATACGCCTTCTTCCGTTCCCTCAACGACGGAAACAACCTCGTGAACGAAGGGGATTTGACGGAGGACAACGCATATGCAACCCTGTTCAACAGCGTCAATGCTCTTATGGACAACGGCGACCAAGTCCGCGGGGCGTTCACGTACTCCACGCAGGGCAGAACCGTTATCGGACGTCCTTCGTTCATCAACGGTATTTTCAACCGTAAATCGGGCGTTATTATGCTCGGCGGCGATCTCGCGCAGGAAATGCTGAAAAATTATGACCTCGACGCGCGTATGTCCGACCGTGGATATGTAGGCACGAATTACAAAGGCAACGCTATGGGGCTTAACTTCGTCGTGGCGCCCGATTATATTTGGACGTTGGCGGAGAAGTACCTCGGCTTTAAGGCGGGCGCGTTTGCAAACGTGGATGCCATCGCCCTGTCATATGAAGCGACCGCAAAAGCGACGGGTATCGATCTCGGCGTTAAGATCATCGACTGTCCGAATCCCCGTGGTTCGCTTGCGCAGCCGCTCAACATCTGGGGGCATGAGGCTTTCAGAAAGTCCTATGTCATCGGTAAATCCACGCTCACGAACGATTATCTTACTTCCACGCTCGGTATGAATGCCGATACCCGTCTGCGCCCTGTCGCGCCTACGGAAGTGGAGAAACAGGAAGACAAGATCGCTCTGCCTATCTACGATGAGAACGGGGAGGTCATTGGATTCAAACAGGTTGCTTCCGTACCGAAACCCAATGGCGATAATATCCAGAGCGGTATTCCCCAGGTTGAGGACGTCAATGCAACGCCCGGCAGCAGTGCGGTGACTACCGGTACGAAAATCGTTCTTACGACCGGTACTACGGGTGCGGATATCTACTACACGGTAGACGGCACTACGCCGACGAGCAAATCTACGAAATACGTCGACAGCACGGCACAGCCTACCATCTCCGCGGCAACGACCGTAAAGGCCATCGCGCTTAAGGCGGGATGTGTTCCTTCCAACGTTTCTACGTTTGAATACACTGTCGCTGCGGCTAAATCGTCGAAGTAAGCCCTCTGAGGGGTTCGGGCTTTACCGAGCCCCTTTCCAAAAATAATTAAAAGGAGATTTGAGATGCCTGAATTTACTTATCCGTATACCGACGATTTCATGGTGTTTGACGAACCGAGCGGACACTATATCCTTACGGAAAAAGCATTGATCGAAAAAGCGGGATTGGACGTGCGTGCGCGTATTCTTGCCACGTCTACCGTGAATCCCGAAACAGTAGTGGAAAAACTGAGGAAAACAACGAGCGACATGGTCTACCAGTATATCCATGAATTCAATGTGGATAATCTGCGTCAGGATTATTTGATCGCCAAAATTCCTGAACTTAGACCGATCATCATGAAGGCGATGCTCTATCAAGCCGAACATATCTGTTTTAACGGCAACGGCTACTTTTCGCCCGTGAAAGAGGATAGGCAGAACGCCATCAATGAATTGTGCAAGAGCGTATTAAATACCGTGATACCGTGCCTCGGCGCGTCTATCTTGTATACAGGGAGGCTTTAATATGATTTTCGATTCTCTCGATTTGATGAATCCCAGAGCGAAATTTACGGCTACAGGGAAGTTTTATGCTATGCGTCCGGATGCAGTCCCGTCAGGGATCGTGTTTAATTACGAATACGTTAATCCGTACTCTTCTACGTACAAAAGACTTTTTTCAAATATTCAAGGAGAGGCGAGCAATGTGGTTATCCGTACAAACGATTTGATAAAACCCGTTGAGAACCGCAGTTATATGTTACTTGCAGACGGTCGTTTATTCCGTGTCGCACAAATCGAGATAGATTATCAATCGGCGTCCAAACAGGCGTTACGATTGTTTGGAACTCCTTTGGGTACAACTTTGGTATTGCGGCTCGTAGAGGAAGAAAATAAGTGGGGAGTGCGATGACAAGGAATGAAATCATCAGTGCGGCGATAGCGACTGTTGAGGAGATCAGGGCTGAGTTCGTTCCGAATCCGAGTACACGTTATAAGAAAGGCGGTTCAACGGGAAATATGGCATTTAACGCTTTACGCTATCGTATTGAAGGGAACGAATTTATCGCCTATATAGACGAGAGTATCGCTCCATACGTGTGGTTTACTCAACTTCCGTGGACAGCGGCGCGGTGGAACGGGAAGAAAAATCCGAACGAAGGTTGGTTTGAGATTTTTCAGGATGAGTTTACGCACAGACTTGCGAGAAAACTTGGAGGGAAATTGGAAACATGATATCAACAGAACAACTGGCAAATAAATTTGAAAACGAGTTGAACGCTGTTTTAGATTATGAAAACCTAAGTTTTAAACTTTGGACGACTGCGGGGGAACGGGTAAAATCAATCAGGCAGGGAAACGACGTTTATACTTTCATAACAGGCGATATTAAGGTATCGGCAAACACTATAACGGCGAACAGGCTTGTCATGGGCGTAAATCAAATCACGATAGAGTTTGACGTTCCCGTCGACCCGCCTAAAACTACGGCAAAACAAACCGCCGAAGATTTAGATCATATCAAAAACGGGCAGTATTGGTTCGTACAATATATCATGAATGTTTTGTCCAACTATTTTCAAAAATATCAGGCATTCATGATGCCGGATGAAAATGGAGTGGAATATGCGGTCGGTATAGTTGCCGGTGTGGCAATTCCGCAGGGAATTGATCTACAGTCATGGCGCAGTAATTCTCTCCCCGTAAACGTATATATCGAGGCGAACATTGTACAGGGCGGCATTATTTCTCTGGATATAGATGTGGAAATGGATGGGGAGGTTTTACCCTTCCAATCGTTTATTCCCGACCGTGCCGGCGTTATGACTCCCGACGTCTATAGCGGTTCGGAAGTATCCAAAGTAATTTCCGTTTCCTCGGCATTCGCGGCTGAAGTGACTATTCCCTCCAATGTTGTCTATGGGTCTTCATCGGCTGCAATCTCCTATTTATTGCACGGGAAACAAAACGTGGCGCATTTTCTTAAGATCAAATGGGGGAAAGCGGAGGATGCGGAAACGGGCTTATATCTCGTTACAATGACCCGCATAACGGGCGCGATGCAAGGGGTGTCGATTGCATCGTTCACTTTCAGAATTGCGGAATTACAAGATAATATCGACCTTATAAATATTCCAAACGGTTTTCAGATCGGATATTTTGTAGTTGAATCCTCGACGCTTGAATCGTTGACCTTTACGGTTTCCGAGAGTTGCCTTGCTTATATAGCGGGTAAGGTATTTGAGTGGACGGCAGGACAATCGGTTACCGTATCGTTAGAGCCTGATTCAATCGTCTACGATGAAACGAGCGATAAATATCATGTATATTTGATCACCAATAAGCCTGTAAATATCACAGGAAGCGGCATTGATTTTGAGGTAAAAAGTAATGGCTGATATTATCAAGATTGTTTTGCCGAGCGAAGCGGAAACCGAAACTCCTGTCGCAAAGAGTTCGACGGATATGAGTTCAGGTTCAGGCGGAACAGGAAGCGGCGACGGTGCGCTCAGTGCAAGGGACGTTGTGCGGGGCGCTAAAAAACTTATGGCTTATACGGGAATCAAACAGATTGCGGACAGTTATATTTCGTTTGAAGTATCAAACGTAAATTTAAAAACGGGCGCGTCCGAGTTTCAGCAGCGGTTACAGTTCGTATACAATGAAGGTTCGCAAGCCGCGAGTTCTGTTGGGGCGGTTGCTATGGGATTTATCATGGGAGGTCTGGCGGGGGCGGGCATTGCTGCTGCGGGGGTAGGTTTGAGTTATCTCATGAAATTCATTGGCTGGCAACAGAACTCTGTAAGGCTTGATTTGGAGCAGAACCTTGAAAATGTTTCCATCGGAATGGCAAATATTCGAGCAGGTACGGCAGGACGAAGGAGCCCGAACCAATAAAAAAGGACGGTTACTCGCCGTCCTTTTTCAATTCGTTTAACTCTTTTTCCAATTCAGTTATGCGTTCCATTTTTCTTTGGTTTTTCTCTTGGATACGTAACTCCTCGCGTTTCGCTTTGTGGGTGAAGTATTTCTCTAAAAGTGAATTTTTTATAAATTGCATATCGCTTTTTATAATGATAATGAATATTAAGATACAGCCGCATACAGCGAGTCCTGCTAATACGCAAAGTATGGTATGCTGAATACTTAATGTTAAGTATATATCTAAAACATAGTCAGGGGCATTTTCTTGATAAACAAAATTGTAATTTGTCCATGAATCTTGACAAAAATAAATTTCAAATCCCAAGATAACAGCAATAAAACAAATTAAAAAAGCGAGAATAATTAAAAAGGTTATTTTCTTTTTCATAAAACACCTCTTTTCAATAATACCACAAACAAAAAATAAATTCAACAAATTTGGAAAACCTCTTTTACATAAAGGAGTAGTATATGGCAATTCGTAATAAAACCGCCGTTTACATTAACGGCATCAACCTGACCAGTTTCACGGTCATGCCCATTAAATGGGGAAATCTGTTGGACGAACAACTTGATGAGTGTTATTTGTCTTTGCGCCACTGTCCTATTAAGAACTTTAAACCTTTAACTCCTGTGGAGATACATTTCAGCAATGAACTGTATTTTGCTGAAACTTCGTGGAATACGCAAAAACAGATTAAAAGATATGTCGTGGCGAATGACACGGGGGCGACCGAAAGCCCTGTCGGTGCTAATCGTTGGAATCATGATTTGTATATCATCGAAGTTACCAAAATTTTAGAGTGCATAGTTGTCGATACAATTACATTTACCAATGATTTGGGCAGGAATTATACTGTAAATGCGAGCATCGCGACCCCTGAAACGCATATAGAAGGAGGCTATAAAGAATCAACGCCCAGTGATTATAGAAGCCCGTTGCCGTCAGGAGATTTCGTTTTTTATCCTGTTATCAAAATATTTCCATATAAAGAACCGGGAAATCCAGGTTCTTTTACCCATTTTAATACTTATGCCTTAGAGATTAAAAATCAATATGATGAAATAATCGGCAGAACATATTATCGTACAGGAACAGGAGATGATGAAGGCGCAGATACTGGTTTAACCATTTATTTGCAATCAGGGCAGACTTATACTGTAACATATAAGTATATTTTTAGTGAATCGTATGCGGGAGGTAGTATTTCAAGATTTGAAAGTACAGCCATTTATACTTTTACTGCTGTAGATAATAGACTACCCCTGAAAAAATGGACAATCACGGACGTTATCAATCGCACGCTCGATCTTGCAGAACCTATCAGATTGGGAGAAACACCGCGCTTTAAACTGAACGAGGAACAAGCGGCAATGTTTGATAACATCCTTGCCCCGCAGTTCTCTTTTACAAAACAGACTTTGCGGGAGTGTTTGCAAGAGTGCGGCAAGGTTATCCACGGAGAGCCTCGGCTCGATATAAAAAAGGATAGCAACGGAAAGTTTTATTACGAGGTGTTATTCGACCTTTACGGGCAGACGGAGAAGAGCAATATCTTCCACAGGAAGTACATAAGAAACACCGTATCGCAGGTCATAGACAGTTATGCATCGCACCTCGACAGCAATGCGGAGAACCTCGTCAATCAACTGGATAAACTTGCGGGCGTTATCGTGGAACCGTATCGAGACGGTTTTAAGACGGTCAGGACGGAAACTATGTATGTGCGCATAACGGACGAGAACATGATTATTCCGACGCAATACCCGATTTATAGCATTGAGAAATTGGAGTGCGGATACATTCCCGGTAATAACAATAAACCCAATATTAACATAACACCTTGGGTGTTTGAATCGTCTGTTTATAATACTCAACTATCCTCGTATGATTCCGAATATCCCTATTCAAAGGCATTCGGACTATCCTATACGCAAGGTCAGAAGAATATTACAGCATTAAATTTTAAACCTGAAAACCCAATTTCTGCTGTGTTTGAAAACTATGCAATCGTTAACATTCTTCGTAAAGCGACAAATACGCCAGGACTAAACATAGATACAACCAAATATCCGTTGCTTGCTTTCCGAGTGACCTATATGCCGTTTTATAATACGCGTGTGGGACAGACGAAAACCTATTATCCCGACTATCCTTATGGTGCTGCGCTTATCTATAACCAACAATCCAATGTTATTGAAAGCCGCTATTATGGAGAGAATTTAAAGGGCGTTATCGCACGCATCGGGAATGTGGAAAAGTCAATTACATATAATCTTGCAAGGCTTTCGGATATCCCCAAAGCAGGGCAAATGTACGACGATGATTATTATATCTCTGCGGTATCCGTGGAGTATCTGCCGACCTATATCAAGTGCACAATCGGTCTTTCCAAGGATTTCAACAGGCTTTCCCAGTATATCGGAATATCTTCGGTCAAGCGGTTTTCGGAGATATCCCAAACGCAAGCGGTGGAAAGAAACCTTTTATATCGTGAATACATCGTAATAGGCAAAGAGGAAACGCCAGACAAAGACAGTTTGATAAGCAATAACTTTATGAATGCGGTAGAAGAGACGTTTTTACAGGATTATCCTTATCAACCTTTAACAAACATTTCGGTATACGGAGGAACGTATAAACAACCTGTGCTATCTTCTACAAAGGTAGATATAACGGATAAAGTACAGTCGAGTTATTCCAACGCGACCAAAACGTTTACTTTTACAGTTACGGAAGAAATTGATGCGACGAAAACGGTGCACGCGAGAATCCGGTTTTATGTCGATGGCGCAACGGAAGAAAACGGAGTGGATGTTTCGTTTACCGGAAACAGCGCTACATATGATGCGGAAGAGTGGGTAGCGGTAGCACATACAAGCTTTACGATAGCGTCGCTGAATGTCTACGAGGCCACCTACGAAAAAAACGAATATCCGCTGCCTCTCGTAAATTTACCCGTGATTTCGTCAGCGTTCGGAAATTCGTTGTCTTTTGCATGGAGATATGAAGATAACTATTCTGCCGGGGCAATTTCACAGTTCAAAACAAATACATATACATCTACAATATTAGATAAAGAAGTAACAGTTAGCGGTTATTTCCAAAACAATTACCAATATCCTGATTATTACGGCAGAATGTATTATTACAACTTCTATTTAGAACCGGCAGGCGAACCGATAGATAATTTTGGAGAGCAGGAAGAAATAGGGACGAGATTACCGCGCGGCTATGAAAGAAGGGCAAACGATTCTTACTTCTCTACAAATTTAGATAAACCGGTTATCCTCCGTAAAGACAACCGAGAGGCATTGCAGGGGAATATCCAGATAGACTTCGTAACGAACGTGCAGAACCTCATTATCGGCTCGGCATTGGCGGCGTACTGCCCGTTAGTGCGCGGGGTAGATAAATCCCTCGCGGCAAAACTTTACGTGTTTGACGAGCCTTTAAATAAGTTTATCAACCACGTGCAGGGAAGCCTTGACGTCGACCTTTCAACGTTGCCGAGCATGGATATTGCGATCAATACAGGCTCGGGAAAGTTCAGCGTAACTGCAGGGAAATTCCCCGCAAACGGCAAGGCTTGGGCGATCGTGACGCAGCAGTCTTTGGGTAAAGCAGAAAAAGTTGAGGACGAAGAGGGAAACGTATTCACGCAGAGCGAGGTCAAAGGCGGAGACGTGTTGATCGCGCAAAACATGGAAATATCGGCGGGACAGCAGTTCACGCCGATTTATTTTACCAAAAAAAGAAAGATATTCAAGGAGGACGTATGGACGGAGATCAGATGACGGGCGAGCAGGAGAACGTATTGCTCGAACTCGGCTCAATGCTCATGTACAACAACAAAATGGAAGCGGATGCGGTGAAAGGGTACACGGAACAGTTGAACCTTATCCGAAAGGCGAAAGAGATATGTTCGGACTTGCCCGAGTTTATGGAATTATTGGAGAAACTGGAAGCGGAGACGGAAGAAAAGACGCAGGACGAACTGAACCACGGTCATTCGCTGTTCGAGGAATACACGGAATTAACGGGCATACAACCCAAGGAGGATTAAAGCATGATATTTTTTGTGGACAACGACGGCACGATCATCAAAAATCTGCCGTCGCCTGTTTACCAAGGCGCGGCGAATACCAACACGATTTATCTCATCGCGCCGTTTGCGAGCGGACTTACGGCTTCCGTGGCGTTTCAGTTGCCCAACGGTATCGTGGTTCCCGCTGAACCCATGACGCAGCAGAATTCCTTGCAGGGCATCATAAACAAAGAAACGGGCGAAGAGTATTCGGGTTGGACTTATGCCATTCCGTCGGAGATCACGGAGTACTACGGCACAGTCACGGCACAATTCTATTTCTATACGGAAGTAGACGGCATGATCACAGCCACGAGCGCGACGTCGTTTCAGGTCGCCAAAGGAGTGCCTGCCGTACTCCCAGATGAACCAAGCGCAGACGTGTACGAGCAAATATTGAGTGTTATCGCGTCGTTGCAGAAGCAGTTGAATAACGGGGCTTTTGCCGCCCGTGCAATCTACGCTTGGAACTCAGCCTACACATACGGCGCGAATGAAATCACTTTTTATCCTGTCGGGGAGTTCGGAGCGTTTGTCAAGTCCATCCGAACGAACAATACGGAAGAACCTTATATCGACGGGAAACTCAATTCCGAATACTGGGAGGAAGTCGTCAGTTTTGACGAGATCTCCGAGGCTTACTTTCAGAAACTGAAAGACTTGGCGGACGCGGCGGCAGACTCTGCGGAAGAGGCTGCAAAGAGTGCGGAGGAAGCGGCGAAGTCCGCAAGCGATCTGGCAAGTTTAGCAAACCGAATCATCAAATTCGTGCCCGAACTTCCCGAGGTCGGGGAACCCGATTATATCTACGCCATCGTATCGAATCAGGACAGCAATCTGTTCGAACTTTGGGCGTGGATAGACGGGGTAAAGACATACCTCGGAAGCGCGAACCTCATCACGGACGTAGATAAACTCTATTTCCGCACGTTACCCGCAGACGGGTGGGCAAACAATAAGCAAATCGTGAAGATACAAGACCTGACGGCAGAACAGGACGTGAGTATCTATCCCATGGACGTAAGCGCGGCGGATTACATCAACTGCGGCATTACCGCCCAAATCATTACCGCCCCCGAAACAGCAATCGAGTTCTCGTGCACAACGGTGCCGACTGCATCGCTCGGGATATTTATTCAGGTCACGTTTCGCAATGAATTACCCACACTGAGCGGCTATTATACCAAAGTAGAGATAGACAGGGAAACGGGGCATTCCTTGGAACTGACGATAGACCCGAGTACCTATATCGTAACGTTAAAACTGATAAGCAAAGACGGAACGGTGTTGTCGACAGGCTCAATAGATTTACCGTTGGAATCGGTGGTAGTCGGCGGTTCGTATGATGCGGAAACAAAGTCCATCATCCTGACGTTGAACAACGGGCAAACGATAAGCATACCCGTAGCGGACTTAATAGATGGGCTTGCAAGCCAAACGGCGTTGGATGCGGAAATCACGGCGAGACAACAGGCGGATACGGCTTTACAGACGAAGATAAACGACGAAACCGCAACGAGGGAACAGGCAGACGGTGCGCTGAGCGGGCGTATAGACGAACTTTCTTCCAATACAGTCAAGATTACCGCACAAACTTTAACGGCTGAACAGCAACAACAGACGCGGGAAAATATTGATGCCGTAGGAACAACGGATTTGGGTGTTATACAGCCAAAGTCCGATCCGCTCAGCCCCCCGACGGAAACATCTCCGTATGTGATTTTTAATGATACAGATAAGTCGGCGTATGTTCGGAAAGTTTATCAGACGGCTGAAAATACCCTTTATCCGCCTGAAGCGGGATGTTTGTATTATGCTATAATTAAAGGCGACTATGGTGTTGATTTTAGAAATAAATTCAAAATTGTATGGATGACTGATGACAAGTTAACGGCAAACGCAGGTGGCGTTGTCAGTATAAATTCGCATTATCGTGCAGAAATACGCAATATTAAATATTGCTCTGTTAGTATGTACGATACTATTGACGATGCTGAATACGCGATTAAAAATAACTCGACCGAATATACCGCTGTGACGTATCTTAGGTATTACGACGACACCAGCAGTGGTAGTACCTCTAACCCGGTTGTAAAAAGTAATGTCACGACTGAGTTTCGTTATCCATACAATTTATACAAAGAAAGTTCTGGGAACGGTGTCACCGCAGATTATAGTACGGCGAATATAAATAACCCGTTTGATGGAAATATCGACGGTATGTACACTAACGTGTATGTTAAACTGCTCGACGAAAACGACACCTCCGGAACCTATCCCGATATGACGGTCGGCAATGCGACAAACGCAAAAAACGACGGCTTAGGGAATCAGATCGATACCTACTATCAACCTAAACTACGCATGGGAGAAGGGATTTCCATAAGTTCAGACAATACCATTTCCGCAGAAAAACAGGTATATTTTGTCGGGATAAACTTGAGCGAGGAGCAGACAGAACAGTTAGCAAATGGCGAGTCAGTACGTATAGACTTAACAAGCGAACAAGGTGCGGCGGCTATATCTGAAAAAACAGATTGCATGTTTCGAATCGGCTTATTCGGTAGTGAAGAAAAACTTGAGATTCCGCGTGTTGTATTGAACGTAAACGACAGCATGGGAAATTCAACCGCCGTATTTTTAGATGAGATAGGTAAATACGGAAATGAAACGGAGACTTATGCTCGAATCAGTATTGTTGTAGGGACGAGTTCTTCTTCGGAAAACTATACCTGTTTCGTAAGCATAAAACCTGTAAATATAGCGGAAACAAACGGAACTTACCCTGAAATGACGGTGGGTAACGCCACAAATGCGAATAAAGCATTAAGTGCGGATACGGCGGCAAATGCGGATAATGCAATCCATGCAACCAATGCGGATAACGCGAACAATGCAACCAACGCGGATAATGCAACGACAGCAAACAAGGTCGCCAATAAATTATCATTCGGCAGTAAAACCTATGACGGCTCTGCGGCGCAAACGATTACGAAAAGCGATATCGGTCTCGGGAACGTGGATAACACTTCGGACGCGAACAAGCCCGTTTCTACCGCCCAACAGGCGGCTCTTGACCTGAAACAGAACATCAACGATAATTCCCTTACAACGACCGCAAAGACCGTTACGGGGGCGATAAACGAAAATAAGACAGCCATTGACGGGATACGGGAACAAATCACGAATGAGGCACATTTTCGCGGATATTTCGCGAGCGAGGCGGATTTAAAGGCAGAATATCCTACTGCGACCCCGAATGATTATGCCTATGTGGCGGACGCTGGTCAAAAGTCTTATATTTGGATATGGGGTTCGCCTACGGCAAATCAATGGAATAAGTCGGACGACCTTGTTCCTGATCAACTGACGCCGAAATCGACCACAGTCCCTTTGATGAACGGTACCGCTGCGATAGGTAATACAAACACTTATGCAGACGGAGCGCACGTGCACCCGGTCGATACCTCGAGGGCAAGCCAGACTGCGTTGAACTCTGAAATCACTAACCGAACCAATGCGGATACTGCGCTCGGTAAACGTATAGATCAGGAAGTTACCGACAGGACAACTGCGGACGAGGCGCTTGGTACGAGGATAGATACAGAAAAGAGTGAAAGGACTGCCTCAGATACTGCGTTAGGGAAACGTATAGACGGCGTGATTGACGGAACTACGCCTGTTGAACAAGCGAAGAATGCAAATAATGCAGATAGGCTGAACTATTCGGTACGCGCGAACGCAGGAACTGCAAATATCGGCTGGTGGAAAATCGGAAAGATTCAAAAAAGCAAAATTGCCGTATCCAATAATTATTCCGCAATATTTCTTGTAAACGGAGTTTATGGGAATCAAGGACAATCGTACAATGAGCCGAGCGGAATTGTGGAAGTTGACGTGAGGAATAATGATGGAAATTTAATTCAAGCCTACGTTTGTACTCTTGCAGGTAATTTGACGCTTAGCAATATCTGCGTTGCACTCGATAGTGCAGGGGATTTAATTTTATATCATAACTTGTCGTCTACATATAGAATTGTTTCGTACACCTTATTAACAGACAATACAATCAATGTAATTGAACTTGGCGTCTCATTTTATGGAACAGCGGCGCCCACGTCTGCGACGTATGCCGTGTCTGCTAATATAGCAAGTAAAGTCAATAACGCCTTAACGCTCAATGTAAATGGGACGGCAACGGTTTTTGACGGTTCAGCGGCAAAGACAATCGATATTACATCGGGTGGCGGAGGTAGCGATACGGCTATCTCGATTGCGGCGACGAAATGGTCAAGCAATGCGGTAACTTTGACGGCTTCGGATTATGCCGCGATAGGAAACGTAACTGCAAGCAGCCATGTGGAACTGTTTTCAAGCGACGCAAGCGCGGCGGCGTTTATAACGAACAATATCCGTCTGACGGCGCAAGCGGCGGGAAGTATAACGATCTCTTGTGCAAGCACGCCGACAGCGGCAATCACGGCAAATTTATTGATATTAAATTAAGGAGGATAAAATGGCAATACAAACACCGGCAACAACAAAAATGGTGCAAAATATTATAGACGGCACTACGCCTGTAAAAAACATGATGTCAACGAATACTGACCAGACGATTACAGGGCAGAAAGTCTTTGAAAACGGTAAATTAATTATAAAAGATAAAAACGGAGATAATTTTACGCCTGTACCGTATTATGAGACGACTGAAACAGACCTGAACAATTTACCTAAAGTATTAGGTTATTTTTATAACGAGTCTGGTTTTACTATAAATACTCCTCTTGGCGCGAGAATAAAACTTGTTTATCAACGGATGTTTTCTAACGGCTCAAACTCATGGGGTTATCAAGAATGTCTTGAAAACGCAATAGTGCAGCGGCGCTCATTTAACGTGAGCTGGGGAGAATGGAGGATTATGGAACCTTTTTCATTCTCAGGTAATTCTAAACTTCCGGTATATATTAGGGATAACGGGCAACCTCAACCAATAGAGTATACCTTAGACGATGCTTGTGCAAAAGCAGTCAGCGACAGTAGCAGTGCAAGCGCATTATCTTCTACGGATACAAACGTGCCGACTGTCAGAGATATTTATTACGGAACGCCTACGATAAACGGGAGCAAAGCATATACTTCGTCTACGAATATATATGCCCCGACAACAGGCGGAACACCGGGGGCTGTTTTAGTAGCAAATGGTACGGGTGCACCCGGTTGGGAGAACAATTTTTTTAATAAAAGAGTTTCTTTGTATGAATCGACTTCATTGACTACTGGGACAAAAAGCATGAGTAACTATTCAAGCTATAACTTGCTATTGTGTGTATTAAAAGGAGGCGCTTTATATTATCCTTTTTTGATTCCAAGAAGTGAGTTTTCTGCGCGTTCGAGTTCATCTAACAAACTTTGCTTGAATATGAGTACAAGCGCCTCTTCAAAATATATTGCGTTATATACTACAAGCAACACATCTTTCTATTTAGACACGGTTTCAGAAGTAGATGGGCTGCAAATCTTTGGAATGTAAAGGAGGAAACATGGAATATCAAACAGGAGTGAAATATCCGTTAACGGAAGCAGAATCCATCAGCGAATGGTGGAAAACGCATAGGCAGTATGACATCAACGAATATGAGGATGGCGTCGAGATTGCCAAACGAGATACCGAAATCGTTGCCGATGATATAAGGGAAAGGCGTAAATACGAATGCTTTCCTATAATCAACCGAGGTCAACTCTGGTACAACAAACTGACTGAATCGCAGAAAACCGAACTCGACGCATGGTATCAGGCATGGCTGGATGCGCCCGAGACGCTGAGCGAGCCCGAAATGCCCGCATGGTTAAAGGAGTAAAACATGAAAACGATAATTTTAAAACAAAACGGCATGGGGCGGTACGGAGACGTATCGCCCTTTCCTATGGGGGATTTGGAGATCGAATTGCAGGGTATTCCCACGTACAGCGGCGAGTTCCGTTTCCTTGCGTATTGCAACAACGTGAAGTGCTCCGAGAACACGGTAACGGCGGCAAATAACCGCGTAAGCATTCCCCGTGAGAAACTCGTTGCGGGGCGCTTTACCTGCGTTGTAATCCATTACAGCAAGGGTACGGAGGTCAAGCGTTTTCCCGTGGAAGATTTGCTCGTCACCCAACTGGAAACGGGCTTTCAGGCTTTCCCCGAACTTGCGCAGATGGAACAAAGGATCTCTGCTTTGGAGCGCGGGCTTAACGAAGAGCGCGAGAGCAGAATTGCATATGTGAAAGAAACGGAAGAACGCATGACCGCACTCGTAGATGAACGCGCTGCGAAAGAGCGTAAACTCACGCTCGCGCTTATGAAGTTCGCTTACAAAGATTACCGTGAAAACGTCTATCTCGAAAGCGGTTCGTTTGAGGACTTCCTGAACGGTTTCGGATTCGATAACACCGCGCTATCCGACGAAGAGATCAAATTTATCAAAGGAGAATGAACATGAAAAGACTGATCGTATTGACGCTCGTAATATTGCTTTCCGCGCTCTGTTTCGGGGGCGTGTGCGGGACTTACGCCGAGGAAACCTTGCCGCCCGAACAAGTTACCGAAGGAGAAGAGAACACGCCTCAAAACCCCGATAACGAAGCCGAAGAGGGGAACGATATTCAGAAACTCGTTGACAGTTTCGTCGCATATCTCAAAGACAAATACGGCGAGGATTACGAACTATATTATAATAGGATAATCGAGGAGTGGGGAAGCGTGGAAGCGTATCTTCTTTCGCTCGGGGAGAACCTGCCCGAAGAATATAAAAACGGTTGGGAGAAATTCGTCGCATGGTTGGGCGAGTATGCTTCCGTATGGGCGCCCGCTCTTGCTGTCATGCTCGTGA